AGATATTGCCAATCGGTTGCGGGTTGCCCGACTGCACGTAGATCGGACCCTCTGGCCCGTACTGTGTCGGGCGCGGCGGCCCGCCACCGCCGACGCGGCGGCCAGTATCGTCGTATTGACGCTGGCCGAATTGATCGTACTGACCAGTCTGTGTCTGCCCGCCGCCCGTGCCGCCGCTGGTCGTTTGCGCTTCCTTCTCCGCGTCGTCAATCTCGAAGTGCGGACGATTGTCCGAACGGTAAAAGAGCTTCTGTAGCCCCGAGCGATAGTTGCCCTCAGTAATATCGGCGATGGCCTCGCCGACTTCGGCGAGCTTCTTGACGAACGGCGTAGCGGATGAAGCGGCGAACGAGCCGAGCTTCTGCATGAGCGCGCCCCAAATCGAAGCGGCCTCCTCAACCTGTGCGGCGAACGCCTTGAAATTTCCAGTGTCGGTGTCGGTCTGAGCGATGCCGAGCTTCTGCACCACGCCGCCACCCTCTTGCGCATTCCTGACCACATCGCCGCCCGACCGCGTAGCGAGGGAGACGACTTGCTGCGCATCCAAACCTCCGACGCCGCCGCTGGCGCCGACGCGGCCCATCGACTGTTGCACCAATTCGAGAGCCTTGCCGCTGTCAATGGCGCCCGACTTGATCAGGTCCATTTCCTTCGCAAGCACGGCGACGGGAGACGCTTGACCCGAGGGGTTGACCAAAAACTCGATGCCTTCGCGCAGCTTCTTGACGCTCACTTCTGAGACATCCATACCACTCGACAACAACTGCGCGATGTGCGGAATGTCATTCAGTTCTTGCCTGCGCTGCTCCTCTTGCTTCGCTGCGAGCGCGATCTGCGCCTCTTGCCGCTTGAGTTGTTCCTTGTGATACGCTTCGTCCTGTGCCTCGATAGCATCGGATACATCGAGTTGGAGCTTGCGCTGTTCGCGGAGCTTATCCTGCGCGGCGAATGCTTCCTCCGGGACGCCATAACTCTTTTGGAGCTTCTCCTGCGCTTCCGCGAGACGCATTGTGGCGCGCTCGGGCTCGTTGCCCGTGAAGGATTTTTGAACGGCGCGCTGAGCTTCTTCAAGACCGAGCGCCGACTTCTGCGCGCGAAGGTTCGACTCTTGCACGTTCCGCATCATGTCAGGATAGTCGCTCGCGACTTGACGCGACATACGATTGACGAGACGCTCGAAACCCGCGCCGCTCACACCGGCTTCCTCGAACGAGGACTTCAAGCCTTGCATGACGGCAGGCGTAGTGCCGAACTCTTTTGCCATCGCGGCATTCTTGAGTCCGGCGGCCGTTTGCGTTTCGGTGAATTCGTAGAGGGCTCGACCAGCCTCGGCGACCGAACCCGCGAGCCGTCCGCCGAGCAATGTCGCAAGGCCGGTGATGTCTCCGTTCGACGCGCCACGCGCGATCTGCGCGAACGCTTCCGCGCCTGTCGCACTAAGGTCCGAAAGTCCTTTGGTCAGGTCAGGGATGCCGCCGCCACCGCCGCCAGCGCCCGGCGTTGCCGCGCCGCTCGCTTGCTTGGCGAGACTTTCAATGGCCTTTTCGAGCCCGGCAAGCTGTTGCTTCGCCGACTCCACGCCGTCCGTCGTGACCTTGACGTTTACGCCCTGGACGACATCTTCGAGAGCCATCTTACTGCCCCTTCATCGCGGCGCTGAAATAGTCCGCGAAATTTTGCATGACGTTCTGCACGACACCATTCAAATCCCACTTCTTCGGGATCGTGACGCTTTCCGTGCCGAACAACTTGGGGGACTTGTCAGTGATCGAGAGCATCAAAGGCACTCGCGTGCCCTTAGCCGAAACGAGTTTCTCGCCGTCCGCCGGGCCGTCACCAATGGGAAGCCACAACAGCGGATGGCCGGTGATAGTGCCGCCGGTCTCGAAGATGTCGGCATAGGAAACATCATGCGACATGCTGAGCCGCATATTGTCGAGCGTGACGTGAAGGCCATCCGTCCATCTGCCGCCGAACTTGCCGGACCCGGCGATCATCGACCGAGCTTGCTCCTCGATCATCGAGCGAGCCATATTCATCGCGGCCGTGACCGCAGTGTTGACTTGCTCAATTGTCGCGTCGATATTTTTGGAGACACGCTCGCTGATGCTGCCGCCGGTGATTTCGATGGTGACCTTCACCATTAGTCCATTTCCTTTTCCCAAGTCTGCAACTGCTTATTCACAGTTTCTTCTTTGCCGCGTGCAGCGAGAGTGCCGAGCGCGAGGTTCTCGTACCGATCCCGATCCCTGCGCCGCTCAGCCAAGAAAATGAAGGCGCTTATTTGTCGGGGGGTGTAGTTCCAGACTCGTTCGTCGCTGTGTCCGTAGGCGATGAGGGTTTCAACTCCTGCGGCGATTTCGTAGCCGGGTCCACGCCAAAGTTTCCTGATTGCACTGCTGCGCCGTACAGGGCGAGGACCCGCTGTGCGAAAGGGCCGAAGCCACTCCGAAATGTTCGCCGATAGATCGCCTCCACCATATCCATCTGCACTTCGACGGGGAGTGACGCGGCGTCTTCTTCGGCTTCGTCTTCTCCCGGATGACCCATGCCCGCAGCGATGATCGCCGCGATAGTGTTGGGCGCTTGCACGAACACTTCATTGACCGGCAAATTCTTGCCCGCGAGCCACCGTTGCAGATCAGGGAAACGAACGAGGAGGAGAAGACAACCCTGCGCCGAGATACCCTTCACTCTGACCGTCTTCCCGTCGCCGACCGGCACGTCTTCGCCGAGATTTGCAATGTCGTGCAGGCTCAAGCCCTGCTCTTTTTCGTCTGCCATGGGGGACTCCGATTTGTGTGGGGGACTTATGAGAAAGGCCGCTTCGGCCCCCGGCGAGCGCGCCCGCCGAGGGCCTCCGCAACCCGCGCCACCCCCTAGGAGGCGGCGAAGCCGTGCGGCGATTGTCGCCGCGTGCGGTGATTAGGGCCTCTAATCACCGCAAAAATTATACGCCCGAGCGCGAGGAGCCTGGGACGGGAGCCGGGCGCGGCGAAGCCGGAGCCGGGCGACGGCCAACCATCGAAGCCGGGACGGTTGGCGGCATCGGCTTGATCGAGGAGCGCGAAGCCGGGCGCGCGGCCGGAGCCTGGGGCGCCGGAGCCTTCGGAGCCGGGGCGACGATCTTGGGGCGAGCTACGGGCGCAGCCGCCGCCGAGGCGGGTGCTGGCGCTGGCGCGGGCGCCGGAGCCGCTGCGGTTGCAGCGGGAGCGGCGACAGGCGGTGCAGCGGGCGAGGCCGGGGCGGCGGTTGCGCCGGTAGCTGCCCGGATTGCTTCGGGGGTTTGCAGGTCGGCAAGCTCGGCCTCGGCCGCCGCGAGAAGCGGGGGAAGATCGGTGTTGCCTGGATCGGCCGCGACGCGGGCCTTAAGCTCGTTGACGATGCTTTGAAGCTGTGTGATGCGCTCTGCCGGGGTCTCTGCCATGGTACGTTCCTTCCGTTAGACCGCCGGAGGCGGGTAGCCAGCAACTACAACCTTGTTGACTTCGGCCGGATCGAGTGCGGCGAGCGCCGATTGCGACATCGCCATCTGAGTCTTGACGTGCGCAACGTGCAGTGCCGATGCGATCACATGCTCTTTCAGTCGCCGGATCGCTTCCGGTGTTGGCACCCCTGTAACCGTTCCGATAGCCACTGGCGAATAACGATACGAGGTGCGAGTGGAAACGACGGCCATCAGAGGGACCCTTTTCTGGTCCGGTCACCCCCGGCGCCCCCTTACGGGAACGCCGGAGGATCACAGACAAGGCCGCCACTCGCCGAGGCGAGAAGGCGGCCAAGCTCGTTAAATCTGCGACGCGCTCGGGCTGTTCGGCAGGGTGGTCGTCGCGGTGCCGAAGCCGCCGGTGAGACGGTCGAACAGCACGTCGCCCAACAGGTCGATGGTGCCGTAGGTGTTGCCGATAAACGCGATGGCCTTCGAGGGCTTGAGCGATACGAGCGGGAAAATCGTCGTCCAGATCGGACCCACGTCGTTCGCGCCGACGAACTTCACCGAGCCATAGATGACTGGATCGGCGAAGATGTCAATCGTGTCGGGAGTCGGGGACGGGCCGCCGGTCGGAATGCCGAGGAGTGCGAAGCCCATGTTGCGTGCGGTGAATTCTTCAAGGACCATCGTCAGCGAGCCGGAAATTTCGGTGACCGCCGTGAAGTCCTTGACCTTGACGCCCGTCATGGACGAATAGTGGTCAAGCTGCGTGACCTTGGCCTGGAATTCGAATTGCGGGGAGTTGCCGCAGGGGGTGTACTCGTTTTCGCCGAGCAACTGAATGCTGACGAGACCGCGACCGATGTAGTAGTTGCCGATATTGGGCGACGTGAGTGAGCCTTCAATATCGAATGCCGGGTTCTGTTGGTCACCCATTGGTCCCACTCCTCGTTAAGAGCCGCTCGGAAGGTCGATCCCAACATACTCGTTCTGGATGAGCGGGTACGTGAACGTAATCGAAACTCCCAACTGGCCTTTCATCGTCCTGTTTCGAGCGTAGTCTGTAACACAGCCGTCGTAGACGATATTTCCGTTCGCTCCGACGATTTTCTGCAACTGGTTATCCGGTAGCACCGCTGCCAGGATTGCGAGTCGCGCTGTATTCAGGTCCGCCCCGCCGTTCTTGTTCGTGATACCCCGTGTGTCGAGGACCACATAAATCTCCGGGGTCATCTTCATAATGTTTGACGGCACCCTCGTTTCCGTCAAACCCCGCGTCGCCATCTGGGCTCGCGGGTCTTTCACTTCGTCGGCGTCGAGAATGATAATCCCCGGCACCTTTTCCTTGGGAAGCTCGTTCCGATTTTGAACGATATTCCCCGGCTTGATCGTCACCGCCCCATCGGGGCCGCCCAATAGCGGAATAGTCAGTCCGCCGAGCAACGCGTAGAGGCGGTCAAGAATAAGCTGCCGCCGGTCGTTTACCGAAAAGGCCATGGGGACACCCTCCTGCGGGACGGCCTTTAGCACGCCCATTAACCATAATCAAGCTCCGAAGGCAACCCTAGTTTAGAGCTTCACATTTGTCTGATAGAGCACGACAATGCCGCCCGGGCTGTAGAGCTTGAGAGGCATCGAGAAAGACAGAGTTTCGTTGATAACAGGCGGGTTTGCAGGGGGTTGAACGTAGGTTACGACCTGCTCATTTTCCCAATCCGGGGCCGCGTTGGGGATGTCGCCAAGCCCGGCCGCGAACAGGATCGTCCGCTCGGTGGGGTTGGCGAGTTGGGTCTGGGCGTCCCGGGGCATGTAGTCGGTGATCGCCACAAAGCAGTCCCGCAGGGCGCCGGTCTCGTTGTTTCGTAGCGACGCCCTCATGCCGTAGTCGGTGATAAGCTGATCCGCGACCGCGAGCATTTGAGCATAGAACAACTGGCCGACTGCGATGTTGCCGACGCCACCCGATCCACTGTTACCGCCCTTCACGAGACCCATGACTCAACCTTACAGAATGATGCTGCGTCCTCCGCCAGCGATCAACAAACCGGCGCTGCGCACGATGCGATCAACTTGCGGGAACGATGCGAAGAAGCCGAGACCAATTGGAATGTTGTAACTCTTGGTCGTCTTGATCGGGCCGACTTCCTGGGAAATGCTCGACACGACACCGCCGTTGCTGACGAGCGACGAGTCGTAGTCCGGTTGCAGCACGACGCCGTTGAGCGCACGAGCCGCGAGTTCTGCGCACGCGTACTTGATCGCGAGCGGCACGCCGAACACCGAGTCGCCGTCGTTATCAACCACGCCGACACGCGGCCACGCGAGAGCTTGCTGCGTGGCGCTTGGGGTGAACCATGCGTTGAAGTTTGTGCCCGGGCCGCCGCCGAGAAATCCCATTTCGCCGAGCCACGGGTCGATGAAACCGATGCTCGGGTCGAGCGCGCCGTTGCTCAAGAACTGCAAGAGTTTCGTTCCCTTGTAGCGATAGCGTTGATTGAGATAGTCCGTCGCTTGCACAATGGCGTTCTGGATCGCCTCGGCCGGGCTGTCCGGGATCGTGAAGTTACCGCGCGCTCCGACGTACTGCTTCAAGAAGTCGGGGTAGATGTATGCGTTCGCCATGGTCATCGCGGCGATGTCGAGTGTGAGGCCCTCGTTCGCGCCGCTCGTCCACGTCACAGTGCCACTTTCCGGCCACGCCGAATTCAGAAGTGAGCCGGGTCCCGAGCCCTCGCCATCGAGTCGGATCGGCCCGAGCGCGGTCGTGATACCGAAATCGCCGTTCGCACTGTTCTCGACAAGCTGATTAACCGTGAAGGCGAGCGATACCGCTGCGCCGCTCCACGATTGCGTGCCCGCGTAGACGCCAGTGTCGCCGACTTCGACCGGGTTCTCCGGTCCCGGCGAACTGACGGGCGAAAGCTGCGCCACGGTGCCGGTGCGATCTTGCACGGCGAAGATTAGGAGTGAACCAAAATCGCTCATGGCGTGGGTGCTCCGGTGTAGAGGTAAGTCAGGAGGGACTGAATATCGACGCGCTGCCACGTCACGCCGCTGCTACCATCTTTTGCCGACTGCCCGGTCGGCGAGGTGTTGCCCGTGGTGCCGCCGTCAGTGGCGAGGAAGGCCGCGTTACCGTTCTCGGCCGACACGTACTGACCTTGCGAAACGGTGAGGCCCTCCGACCATGGCGTGAGCTTTTTCAGAACGCTAAGCGCCATCCGGCGCCGACGCGCGTAGTAGAGGGCCGCTTGTTGCTGACGTGTGATCATAACTAAAAAGCCCCTGCCCCCTATCACGGCCGGAGGGCCGTGGGGGCGGGGGCTTCTAACGATTTGGTTGACAGGTCACCGCGTCCTGTCAACGGATGATTACGCCCGAACGCCTGCGCGGATCGGGGCCGGACGGTCGGCCGCAGCCTGCGAGCCCGGGACTGCAAATCCCAACGCCGCTGCTTCCTTACGGCTAAACGCGCGAGCGCCGCCGGGACCGCGCGACTGCGCTTGTCCATTCCATCCCCGCGCGTTGCCGCCGCGCTTTGCGGCGTCCAACTGCGAGGCGTTGCCGCGAGCGGCGACGCGCGCTGCACGCTCCGCGTTCGAGGCATCGAGATAAGCTCGGGTATTCTCCGCCTGAGTCGCGGGCGGGAAATACTTGTGGAAGTTGATGCGCGCGGCTTGAAGCTGCTTCATGCCGTCGCCTTCCAGCTTGCCACCTTCGTTTTGCATCGCGCGGCCACGCTCGACCATCGCCTCTGCATCCTTGACCTGCTTCGCGAGGTGCGCGTGAAGCTGCGCGTCGCTGACTTCGACCGTCTCCGCTTCGGGCGCAACCGGCGCGACCGGAGCCGCCTGCTTCAAGCTCGTTCCGCCATCGACTCGCGGCGCCGGAGCTTCCTCGAAATCGGCCGGAGCCTGGGCCGCGTCCTTGGCGGCCTGGGCCGCCTCGCGATCAAAGCCCGGACGGGCGCTTTGAATGTCCGTGCGCTTGATCGTCTGGTCGTTGGCGATACGTTGCACGACGCCGGTGTTCGGCAGGCCATCGCTCGTCCAATGCGAATTGTCGGCCGGGTCAAGCTGCGCGAGCGCGGCGAGAATTTTGGGGGTTTCCGTTTGGTTCGACATGGTAACCTCTTTGGCTTGGGGATACGCCCCGATGCCCATGCAGCGGGGAAGCTAAAACGATAGCGGGGCGGCGACTTTCGCCGCGCGCCCCGCCGATCAGCATCCGCCGGAAGTCCCCCCTCTGGACGGACACCGAAGGCTTAAAGGCCGATTTGGCTCTTGGCTGACGCCGCTCGAACTTGATCGGCGGTGAAGCTGTCGAGCGCGCTAAAGATACCCGCCGCAGTCGTACCGAGGCGAGTCGCCTCCGTGGTGAGGAACGAAAGCTCTTGCTTGTTGTGGTTGAGCCGCGAGAAGTTCGCATAGCGTTGGTGACGCTTGTACGAACGAGGCGATGCGAGAGTGTCCTTGTCAGCCATTTGCGTGCTTCCTTGGTTTGAAGAAGCGGCCGGATGTCAAGTCTTAGTTGACATCCGGCGTATCTCTTAACCCGGGGCGCCGATTACTCGACGTTCTGGCCGCCGCTGGCATCCGTGAACGCCGGAGGCGTCAGGGTGGACTCGCGGCTGATCAAGCGAGCGAGCTTGATCTGCTTGCGCTCCGGGAACACGCGGACGAACGAGCCGCTGGCCGAAAGCTGACCGTTGGTCGGGCCGCCTTCGAAGACCGGCGAGGAGCCGACCCAAGCGTGGCCGACCGGGTGAATTGCCCACTCGACGCGGTTGAACAGCACGTCCGAGCCAGCGCCGTTACCACGCGACGGGTAACGGAAGACTTCGGTCGGGACGACCGGGGTGCCGACGCCGAGGCGGAAGCTGGCCGGTCCAACGAGCCAAGTGTGGTACAGGCCCGAGCCCGCGCCGGTGTTGGCGTTGTTGGCGGTGTCGCCCGCCGGGTTGGGCATACCGTCGTCAACGATGACTCGCCGACCCAAGAACACCGGGATGTTGATGTGGCCTTCCGCATCCGGGATGAAGTCGATGAGGTTGTTCTTCTGCGCCTTCGAGTAGACGATGGAGTGCATGAACACCGCAGTCACGTCCTCCGCCGCGTCGCCGAGCAACGTAGCGGTGTCGATGAACGACTCCGCCTGGAAGTCCGTGACGCCAGCCGAGTAAGCCGAGGCTGCGATGCTGTTGGTCAGGTCGGCCTGGGAGCCATAAGCGGCGCTCAGTCCGGTACGGCCCGCGCGACCGAGGGTCGGGTCCGTCAATTCGTTGGTGGTGAACACGCCGTTGGCAACGGCGACGAACGCGCGCTGTAGACGACGGACCCAATAGTCGGAGACGCGCGACGCGATGGACTGCATCGGGTCGGCACCGGCCAGGGCGGTCGCGAGGCGCATCGTGCTCCACGAACTGTTGCGCGAAAGACGAACGGCGACTTCACCGCTGGTCTGCGTGGTGTTCGGAGTGGAGTCGGTGTTCGCGTCGTCGCTCGACACGTTTTCGGCCGGGTCGCCGATGTCCTGCCACGACGGGACGGTGAAGGTAAGACCACCGCCTGCGAGCAAGTTGTCGAGGAAGTCGTCGCGCGCCGCGATGCCCGACTGGATGATGGCGGTCTTTTCCATCGTCAACTGTTGGGTGTACGGCGTGAAGATCGCGGGAACGATAACGTCTGCGATGGTGGTTGACACGTTGGTCATGATACTCTCCACAAGGGTGAAACTGGATTGCTCCGGCTCCTCCCCATGGAGGTACGCGGGCGTTTTGGTCGTCCCGGGGGAACGTCGAGCACTCCCATGAGCGCGTCAGACAAACCCTCATTTGTGTCGTATGGTTAACGCGTTTTCGCGAGCGAAGCAACCCTAGAATTCTTTTTCGCGTTTTGTTGGGGACGAAATGGGAGAAACGCCTGGAAATTCTGCGTTATTTGCTCATGATCAAACAAACGAATTCGGCAGACAATGCCCTATCGCTTTGATTTCAGGGGGCGGAAACCGGCTAGAAGTCGCGTAGCTCGATACGCAACGCTTGGCCGCGAGGCGTCTCCGCCCCCTCAAAAACAACAATGGCGCCTCGCGGCGCCATTGTCAACTATTGAGGATCGGATTGTAACACTTAGGCCGCTGCACGCGGCTTGGCCGGGCGCACGTCGCCGATCTTGACTCCGGCGCGAGCCGCCATCTG